TATCAATCAGTATTTAAAACTAGACTTAGAGAAGATTCACAAGCTGCAGGTAAATGGGAAACACAACAAGGCGGTGAGTATTACGCAGCTGGTGTCGGCTCCGCGATTACAGGTAGAGGTGCAGATCTTCTAATTATAGATGACCCACACTCTGAACAAGACGCAATGAATCGAGAAGCTATGGAGCGAGCGTACGAGTGGTATACATCAGGACCACGTCAACGTTTACAGCCAGGCGGTGCAATTATTCTCGTCATGACAAGATGGAATACAAAAGATCTAACTGGGTCTCTGTTAGGCGCGCAGCGAGAAGCCAAAGCAGATCAGTGGGAGATTGTAGAGTTCCCTGCTATCATGCCATCAGGTAAACCTTTGTGGCCAGAGTATTGGAAGTTAGAAGAACTTGAAGGCGTCAAAGCTTCTGTAAGCGTACAGAAATGGAATGCACAGTATATGCAGAACCCAACTTCAGAAGAAGGTGCAATCATTAAACGAGAATGGTGGAAGCGTTGGGATCATGACTGGATACCTGCATTGAAGCATGTCATACAATCTTACGATACAGCTTTTGGTAAGAAACAAACCTCAGATTATTCTGCAATTACGACCTGGGGTGTATTTTATTTGAATGATGATAGTCCTGCTACACTGATATTATTAGACGCCAAAAAAGGTAGATTTGATTTTCCAGAGCTCAAACAAGTTGCGATGGAGCAATATAAGTATTGGGATCCTGATACAATCGTCGTTGAGGCCAAAGCATCTGGTCAACCTTTGACAGACGAATTGAGAAAAATGGGTATACCTGTTGTCAATTACAGTCCGAGCAAAGGAAACGATAAGCATACCAGGGTAAATTCTGTTGCACCTTTATTTGAAAGTGGTATGATATATGCACCTATGCAAGAGTTCGCTGAAGAAGTGATCGAGGAATGTGCGGCTTTTCCATTTGGGGATCACGATGACTTAGTCGACTCGATGACACAGGCCATTATGAGATTTAGACAGGGTGGTTTTGTCTTACATCCTGACGACGAAAAAGAAGAGAAGATAACTAAAACGAAGAGGACTTATTATTAACCATGGCAAATTTAAAATTATTAGAATTACTAGAGAAAGCTTTTGGTAACTCATTTATCAATCAGTCCGTCGGCACTAGAACTAACGTAGTCAAACCTATAAAGCTTGATAAGAATGCACCTACTAAAGGACTATACTCACCAGAAGCTTTTGAGAATCCTAAAACTCTGGATGTTATCGAAGAGAAGCTGATGGAGTATGCACCTTTTCAATTAGCTAATAAAAATTCAAACGAGGTGGCTCAGTATACAGCCAACCTAGAAATGTATCTCAAAGCTAAAAACAAACAGATGGGTGTTACAGAAGGAATGAAATCTGCCAAAGCAACAAAACCTGAAGCTGAAGTTATTGATATGAAGACCGGCATCAAACTTGATGACGATGGTATTAAGTCTTTGAAACAAGCTGATGGATTACCACCAGAAGTAGAACCAGGAAGCAATCTAGCAAAACTAAAAGAAAAGATAAATCAAGTTAAGAATAACGCACAGAAATTATCTGAAGATGCTGGTAAATCAAAATTTGATATGAACGACATAGCTAAAGCTTTTTTTGATATAGGAGCAAAGCAAGGCAGCATACAACAAGAAGGTAGACGTAGAGCTGTGATGAGAAAAATATTATTAGCAGACGAAAGATTAAATTTATCTGACGATGTAATACAAAGTTTAAAAAGAATGGATGATTTAAAAGGTGACGGTCCTGATCCATTAGAATTATTTAATCAATACTATGTCAGAGATATGAACAAACTAGATACTTTAGATGACATCATAGATGGAGCTCAAGGTCCTAACGAAGCAGCGACCGAGTTCTTAAAAGAGATTGGTTTTGATTTAAAACCGCCAAGAGATACTAAAGCTGAAGGTGGCCTATCCTACTTGATGGGGGAATAATGGCATCAGAATTTCTAAAGATACAAGCTCTCAACAAATACATCAAAGAGCCCAGAGTTAAAGATTTTAGTTTTGATTTACGTTCTTCATCAACAGAAGATTTTTTATTTCCAGAACCAAAACCAGAAGAAGAGTTAACTAGAATCAAAGAAGAAAACTTTGAAAAAGCAAAACCATTCTTGATGGATGAGTCTATAGACTTTATTGAAAGAGAAGAGTTCAACGAAGGAAACTTTGCCAAAAACCCTGGCTTTGGAACTCCTGTTGGTACATATCCAAAAACATCTCCAGCAGATTTAAAAATAATTAGAGACTATTTAAAAAGTTTACCTGATGGTTCTAATGTTGGTTTACAAACATTACAAAAACGATTTGGCGTTGATAGAGGCACAATAAGATTAATTGTAAAAAGAGAGTTTCCTAATCTTAATATTGGTGGCACGGCGGCTCAGGCTGCAAACATGAAAAAAGTTAATGAGTTAAGAAAAGCAAAAGGTTTTAGATCAGGCGTTAACATGGAAGAGTATATCAAAGATTACTCAGAAAAATTTAAACTACCAAAAGGATCTATCTTCAGTAAAGCGATGTCAAACAAAGATCTAGCTATAAAATACTTTGGGGATGCTAGTGAGAAAAACTTAGCTAGAATAGACAGAATCAATAATGATCTAAGAAAACAATTAAAATTAACTTATCCAAAAGGAGATCCTAATAAAGGATATATTACAAGAGAAGAACGAAAGAAAAAATTTACACCAAGTGCTGATGATAAATTTATTTTGAATCAACAGAAAAAACAGAAGAAGTTAATAAATAATTATTTTAAGAATAATCCAGAAAAGATTTTAGAAAAACCACAAGTTCTAAAAATGATAAATGCAAAATTAAAAGATGGTAAACTAGATTTCACTCCTCGATACGATACACCAGAGGAATATGTTGAGCTAGCTAAAAAAGGTAAACTCTTTGATGAGTTTGATATTACTCCAATACGATCAGAAAAAAGAGGTATCATGTATCCTGCAAACAAAAATGTTAGCCCAGGTAAATTCAATCAGGGTTTTATCAAATCAGTAGATGCTTATTATAGAAAAACAAAAGGATCTACGGATGCAGATGTTATAGCTAACAAACAAGCGATTGAAAACTTTTTGAAAGAAGTTGGGATAAGAGTAAACGTAGAAGGACAGATGATAGGAGAAAAAGTTTTACCTGCCATTGATAGAAGCAGAGGGAATCTACCAAACATAGATAATACTTTACGAAAACTAGATTTAAATGAATTAGCTCAAAACGTATCTATTGCTGATACAGCAGCAACAAAGCTTGGTATGAATGTAGACCCATCAGAAATATTAAGAGCTGTTGATACAGATTATATGAGAACAAAAACTCCGTCTATCAAAGGACTTAAAACTGTTGCGAAAGTTGGTTTAGGTGAAGCTTACTTTGCACCTGCTTCTATTGTAATGGATTCGTACGCAGGACTTACAGCACCAGAGATGGCACTTAACATTGCAACGTTTGGTACAGGTGTTCCAATAAAAGATAGTATAGACAAAAGAAAATTTTTGAACGAGTTAGAGCTTGGAGCTGCATTCAACACTGCTATGGAAAAAAGAAGAATTTTAAAAACAGCACCAAAGAGTTCTATAGGTGATTACACAGAAGAAGAAAGAAAAGCTATCTTTGCTTCTAATGTTTTTGACACAGGACTAGGATTAAAAAGAAAAGCAAAAAGAGAAGATGATCTTGAACAGATGAAAACTGATTTGCAATCAGGTGCTCTTGAAGTGAAAGATTATACTGATGTGCCTGAGCCTGAAGGTATTATGGGCATAGAGCCAGAACTTATTGAAATACCAGAAGACCTAGGTTTCTTCAACAAAGCTGCAGGACAAACTCCAAGAGGTTTTCTTTCTCAAGGAGGCATTGTACAAACTAGAGTTGGTTTCGCAGCAGGATCTCAAGGACCAATACCATTGAGAGTTTTATTCTTGATTATGGACAGATTACAAAACCTTAAAAACTCAACGTTTAGTAATTACAATTCTGTAAGAATGTTTGGAGAGCAAAAAGGTATCAAAGAAGTATTATCACCTTACACAAACATACCTGAAAAGAATAGATTAGTAACAGCGATAGAAGATGCTACAGAGCTTAAGAAAATAATGCCAGAAGAATACCATGGTATTCTTGATGAGATTATTAAGGACAGTCAGCAATTTAATTTTAAAACAGCACACGACAGAACACAGGCTGTTATCGATACTTTACCACCTAACCTAGATTTCAAACAATTACCTGATGATTTATTCCCTTTGCCTAACCCAGAAAACAGCTCATTCATTCTTCCAAAAGGTTATGGAAAAGGCACTAGTTTTCAGACAGGCAGATTTAAAACAAAGACTTCAGTAGATACGTTTTCAGGTAAAGGACAAAGAGAGGTCTATGATACTTTTGATGAAGAGACTGGTGAATTTGTAGAACCAGGCAAACTAGTAAGTAAAGAGCCAATAGAAGATGAATTAAGTGAGATCTTTGCAAATGTGGGTAGACCAGATGAAACTAACTAGAACTGTACCCCCTAAAAAAGGACCTGAGCCCCAGGGCTTGAATATTAATTATAATACTGTTAAACCTGTAAGATTGGAGAAAATAAATGGCAGACATAGACAAGACTCTTCCAAACGTAGAGCAAGAGATAAAAGTACCATCACCTGAAGAAATCGAAGTTGCTGAAGAACAGAAACAGCAGCAAGTTGATCAACAAGGTGACCCTGTAGAAATATCAGAGAACGAAGATGGTTCTGTAGATATTAATTACGACCCGTCAATAGCTTCTGTCGAGGGCGAAGTAAATCACTACGACAACTTAGCTGAACATTTACCAGATGATATTCTAGGTAGACTAGGATCATCACTCTATCAAAATTATCAAGATTACAAAAACTCCAGAAAAGATTGGGAGAGAGGTTATAGAGAAGGTCTAGATCTTCTTGGTTTTAAATACGACAACAGAACAGAACCTTTCCAAGGTGCATCAGGTGCCACGCATCCTGTGTTAGCAGAAGCAGTTACACAATTTCAATCACTTGCTTACAAAGAATTATTACCAGCAGATGGTCCAGTAAGAACACAGATCTTAGGATTGTCTACACCACAAAAAGAACAACAGTCACAAAGAGTAAAAGATTTCATGAACTATCAAATTATGGAGAACATGAAAGACTACGAACCAGATTTTGATTCGTTATTATTTCATTTACCATTAGCTGGTTCAGCTTTTAAAAAAGTTTACTACGACGAAGCAGCAGGAATGGCCTGCTCTAAATTTGTACCCGCTGATGATTTGGTTGTTCCGTATACAGCTACCTCATTAGATGATGCGGAATCTATCATTCATCGCGTACAAATATCTGAAAACGAATTGAGAAAACAACAAGTTGCTGGTTTCTATAGAGATGTAGAATTAAAACCAGGACCATTAAATGAAACAGAAGTTGAAAGAAAAGAACGAGAGTTAGAAGGACAATCAAAAGGAAGAGAAGATGATACTTTTAATTTATTAGAGTGTCATGTGCATTTAGATCTTGAAGGCTTTGAAGATCTTGGCCAAGACGGTGAACCAACAGGAATTAAACTTCCATATGTTGTGACTCTTGAAGAAAATTCTAGAGAAGTTTTATCTATCAAAAGAAATTATGAGATAGGTGATTCACAAAGAAAAAAGATAGATTATTTTGTACATTTTAAATTTTTACCAGGACTTGGTTTTTATGGCTTTGGTTTAATCCACATGATTGGTGGATTATCAAGAACTGCAACATCTGCATTAAGACAACTATTGGATGCAGGAACATTATCAAACCTACCAGCTGGATTTAAACAAAGAGGAATTAGAATAAGAGATGATGCACAATCAATACAACCAGGTGAATTTAGAGACGTAGATGCACCGGGTGGTAACATCAGAGACTCTTTCATGATGCTTCCTTTTAAAGAACCATCACAAACTTTATTACAACTTATGGGCGTCGTAGTATCTGCAGGTCAAAGATTCGCTTCAATAGCAGACCTGCAAGTAGGTGAGGGTAATCAACAAGCAGCTGTGGGTACGACCGTAGCATTGCTAGAAAGGGGAAGCAGAACAATGTCTGCAATTCACAAAAGAATTT